ATTACAATGTTTGAGAATAGTGTGTTTAGAACTGGCGATTGGGAACAAGCTATAAGTGTAATGAACGCAAGTAACTTAGTTGCAAGTGATTCATTAAACGATATAGAAGGTACAATAAGAAGTTTGCTAGTAGTATTGGGTGCTGAATTTGAAGATAATTCAGAAGGCTTGAAGAATATCAAAGCAAATAGACTTCTTACATTAGTACACCCACAAGGTGGTAATGTGGATGCTAAATTCATATCACCTGTCGTTGATAGTTCAAGTATTAATAACATAAGAGAATACTTAGAACAAGCTAGAAACGTCATTACAGGTATTCCTGATAGACAAACAGCAAGTGGTGGGGATACAGGTACAGCTGTTTTAAATAGAAATGGTTGGACTGATATTGAGATAGTTGCTAAGCTTAAAGAGTTATTTTTTAAGAAGGCAAAACAAAAACAACTAGGTGTTGGAATAAAAATATTACAAATGCTTGGTAAGGTATCAAAAGATTTAAGTCCTTTAAATGTAGAACTTGCAATTGGTAGGAATACACTTGATAACTTACAAACAAAAACACAAGCGTTTAGTACATTGGTTGCTACTGGTGAACTTGCGACAATAGATGCTTTAGAGATGTCAGGTTTAACAAATAGAGTAAATGAAGTTGTTGAACGTGGTGAAAAAGCTAAAGAGGAAAGAGAAGAACATCAGCTAGAATATCAAAAGAAGCAACAAGAAGCTTTTGGTACAGACAATCAAAACCAAAATCAAGCTCCTGAACAACAATCTAGGGGTGCAAACAATCAAGAGAAGAAAAAAGTAAAAGAAGAAAAATCTAAGAAAAGTAATAACTCTAACAAAGAGTGATTATAAATTCCTCGACCTATGCGAGGTTTAAAGAAGATAGGGCGTGTTCAAGAGAGAACTTGTTTAAACACCACGTGAAAGGAAATTATGAATTTACAAGAATTATTAGGTGAAGCGTATAACGAGAATATGTCTATTGAAGATATAAACAACGCTTTGCAAGGAAAAAACTTGGCTGATTTATCTACAGGTAATTATGTGGATATTAACAAGTATAACAGAGAAATTCAAGATTTACAAGCTAAATTAAGTAAAAAAGAAAGCGAAATTCAAACGGTTAATAATAATGCTACCAATGAATCTAGCGAAAACCAAGCTCTTATACAAACATTACAAGAGCAATTAAAAGCATTAGAGAAAGAAAATAATAAAAGTAATGCTGTAGCAAGTATGTCTGAGTTTAAGACTTTATTGGAGATTAAAGATACTGATAGTGAATATAATTCATTTTTGGATAATGTATCTAGTTTAGATAAAGAAATGGCTAGAAACATTTCATCTTACTTTGGAAAGCAAATCAAAAGTGCTTATGAAAAAGGTAAACAAGATGGTTTAAAAAATGGTCTTGGAGAGATGGGGAAACAAAAAGGTTCTAGTTCTACTGGAGGAAAATCTGAAAACTTTGGTAAAGAATTAGCACAAAAGATGAACGCTAACAACCCTACTTTTGATTATTTTAAAAGAAACTAAAATATAGAAGGAGAGAATTAAAATGGTAGAAAAAGTTGCTACTTATGGAACAAGAAAGACTATCATGATAGGACAAGATAGTTATTATCTAGCTTTACCTTGTGTAGTTTCTGGTACAGCAAACAGTGTTATCAAAGCTGGTCAACCTTTATATGGTAATATCCAAAAGAGAGATACTGCATTCACATTAAGTGGAGGCTCTGGTGATACACCTAGTGTTATGAACTTACATGATGTTAAATTAGACGCACAAGGAAAAGGAAATGCAACTGTTGTAATTAGAGGTTGCGTTGATTTATTAAAATTAGATTCTGCTGTTGCTACTGCTTTAAAAGCATCTACACCAGAAGGAATCGTATTAGTGGAAGGAAGTGCAATATAGGATGAACTTATTTGAATTTTTATCTAGTGACAATATGGTTGCATATTGGCTTGAAAAACACGTAAATGACCAACCACTATTAGGAGAAACTTTATTCCCTAACAGAAAACAAATTGGTATTAAATTAGATTGGATTAAAGGAGCAAATGAACAACCAGTTGCTTTAAGACTTAGTGCTTTCGATTCTAAGACTATTCGTAGAGATAGAGAAGGATTTGAACAATATACAACTAAAATGCCTTTCTTCAAGGAATCAGTTTATATTGATGAAGAATTAAGACAACAATTAAATATGTATATGGCTAATAATAGAAATGCTATGGCAGAACAAATTTTAGCTAAAATATTTGATGACCAAATTAAATTGATTGATGCTTCTTATGTAACAATCGAAAGAATGAGAATGGAAGCTCTAACAACTGGTACTATTACATTAGGAAGTAATGGTCAAGCTTATGCTTATGACTTTGGAGTACCTAACAATCATAAATCTACAGTTCAAACTTCATGGAGTAACGCTAATGCTGATGTAATCGGCGATGTTACTAACATAGTAGATGCTATGAAAGCAGAAGGTATCACAATAAAAAGAGCTATAATCAATAATAGCGTTGCAAGTGATTTAAGAAAAAATAACGCAATCAAAAATCAAATTTATGTTTTATCTGGTGGAAGTATAGCTTCAATTACTAGTGAAAGAGCATTAAATTATATTTATGAAGAAACTGGTGTTAGCTTCTATGTATACGATAATGTATATGTAAACGAAAACGGACAAGCTGTTAAGTATGTACCAGATGATACTGCTATATTCTTACCAGAAGGAACATTAGGATATACTAACTTCGGTACTACACCAGAAGAAAGTGACTTAATGAACTCTATAGCAGATTCAACTGTTTCAATGGTAAACGGTGCTATAGCTGTAACAAATCATATTGAACATGACCCAGTATTAGTAGAAACAAAAGTATCTATGATATGCTTACCATCATTTGAACGTGCTAACGAAATTTATATCTTAGATACAGAAGCTTAATAAAGGATTTAGTTTTTAATGATAAAGATTAAAAAAAATAATATCGAAAAAGAAGTCACTAAAGGTGCTTATGAGAATCTTTACAAAGCTATGGGTTTTGAAATTGTTGGAAAACAAAAACCTGTAGAAGTAAAAGAAGCTAAAGTTGTTGAAGAACCTAAAGAACCTGTAAAAGATTCTAAGGGTGAGTTTGAAAAGAAAGAAATCGAAGATTTTATTCTTGAGGAAATCAAAAACAACAAGAAAAAAGGTTCAAAATAATGATTTATAAAATTGACAACAAATTTTATATAAAGGTTCAAGGTTATTACAAAGGTGTTGATATAAAATTCAATGGTGATGACCTTGACCTTAAACCTAATGGTGACGAATTAGAGGTCTATAATGTTCAAGAAAAAGTTACACCTATAGATGTAGCTACAACAGGAAAAGACGAAATAAAAGCATTGTTAAATGTAAAAGAAAACAAAAAAGATAATAAAGATTTATCTTTTGGAAAAGAAAACGGAAGAAATTCTCGTATTTAGAAATGTAGGTGATGTTTATGGAAAACGAAGCAACGATAGACGAGTTCTATACTGATTTTATAAACGAGCTTAAAGCTACATTGACTTATAGGGAAATAGAAGTACCTGATGATTTGGTATTAAAAACTGAAATTGATAAAGCTATAGGTGAGATAAATCGTTGTAGACGTTTTGTACCTACGGAAGAAAAAAGATACGATATAAAGTATAAAGATATGATAGTTCCAATGTGTATGTTTGCATTATCTAAGGTAGGAGTAGAGGGAGAAAACTCTCATAGTGAAAACGGTGTTCAAAGAATCTATGTAAGTGACGGAGAATATCCACATGAACTTATGAGTAGAATAGTACCTTTAATAAAGTAGGTGTTATATGAGAACACAACGAAGAAATAAAAGACAGATATACATTTGTCATAGATATGAAGATAATGGTCTTATAAAGTTTAGAGAACCTATTCCTATTAAAGAAAATTATAATAGTACTACTGAACAAGCAGATATAATTGCTATGGGTATGGATTACCCAAATAGATTAAGAATAAAGACCGACAGAAGGGTTCGTATAAATGGTGAGTGGATGGAAAGAAAAGACTTATATCACATTGGTGATAGGGTTTATGTATTTACAACACCACCAGAAACACACGACCCATTATGTAAAAACGCTGATTATGAGGTAGAAATAGAACCTGAACTTGGTGTTTCAATAAACCAGTTAGATATTCTATTATTACGATTAAGTGGCAAAAAGTATAAAGGTTAATCTTAGTCCATCAAGTATAGATAGTGCTATTAAGAAATTACAAGTTGTCAAGAAGGCAATAGATGATGATAAGGATAATATATTAAGAGATTTAGCTGAACAAACGAAAGATAAAATCGAGGAGTATTATAACAAGCTACAATTTACAAGTAGTGATAGACCAACTTTTGCTGTAGTAAAATATGGTAATGGTTATAAAGCTATTGCTAGGGGTAGTAGTGTTATATATGATGAGTTTGGTACAGGTGATAAAGGTCAAGCCGATGGTCATCCTTGGAAAGGTGATTTTGGTTTAAACCCTTATAATAGTGGTAAAACAATTAGACCTGCAAAATATCTTGGAAAAGAAAAACAACAAAAAACAGGTATTAATAGTGGGTTATATTGGACTTACAAAGATGAACTTGGAAATATTCATTATACACAAGGTGTTCCAAGTGGAAAATTTATGTATAATGCTGATATTTGGTTGAGAGAGAATTATAAGGAAATAGTTAAAAAGAAAGTAGATGATGTCTTATCGAAAGTTTAATGCGACAATTAAAAGCAGATATTACTACTTTATTTAGTGATAGAGATTTGATAGCAAGTCTTTATGAAGAAGCTTTAAACAAAATGCTTACTCAAAGCTTAGATGAAATCGTTGATGAACAAGGTAATTTTATGATTACCGAAGTCAATGAAGAAGTCGATGCTATTTTAGAAACCAAGGTTAAAGAGGCTTACGAAATGTTACCTGAAATAAGTTATCCATTAGTTACTATTGCAGAAGTTGATAATTCTGTTGCACATAAATATTGGGATGGAAAAGAGTTTGCTACTACACTTGCTTATCAATTCACAATAAATTGTGAGCAAAGTATAGTACACACAGCAAACCAAAATGTAAGAATTTTACAATATATAATAGATAAATATTTACAAGGGGAACGATATTATTGTTTTCGTAGAGTAGGATTTACTTCACCTGTTCCTAGCGTGGATGACCCGAATATAAGAACAGGGATTCTACGATATGATTGTAATTTAGTACCAAGTGAAAATACAATATATAGGAGGTATTAGTAATGGCTACAAGTGTTATAAATTTATCTACAGCTGGTGTGTCTTTACAATATGCTGTTGAAGCTACAGCTGGTACAAGACCAACTACTGGTTATACAAAATTAACTGGACTTAAAAGTACACCAAGTTTGAACCCAGCTCCAGAAACATTAGAGTCTACAACTTTGGATGAACTAGAGTTCAAAACTTATGTTAAAGGTTTAAGAGATTTAGGAGGTTCACTAGAGTTCACATTCAACTTAACTCAAAACTTAGTTACTGAATGGGATTCTTTAGTTACTGCTTATGAAACAGCTAAAGCAACTGGAAAATCAACATGGTTTACTGTTGTTATTCCAGGTTTAAGTAAATCATTCTACTTTACTGGTGAACCAAGTGCTATGGGTGTTCCTGAAACAAGTGTTAATAGTATATTAGAAATAACTAATTACATTACACCAACAAACGCTCCAGTTAGTGCTGACAAACCAACACAATAATAGTTAAAGAAAGGAATTGAATATGAACACAAAGATTAGATTTACATATAAGGATGTTCCTTATACGTTAGAATATGATAGAGATATTATCAGTACTCTTGAAGATGCCGGATTTAGTGCTAAGGAGTTTGCAAATGCTCCTATGAAGAACTTAAATCTAGCTTTCAAAGGTGCTTTCTTAAAAAATCATAGAAAGACAAAAGATAGTATTATTGATGAAATATATACCAACATGAAAGACAAAGAAAAATTAATAAATACTTTGCTTACTATGATAGATGAATGTTATGCTACATTATTTGATGAAGAAGATAATGAGGGAAACATAGAGTGGGATACAGTGGGCTTGAAGTAGACCAAGTATTAGGTTTAGAGAAGTCCGAAGTAGAGGCTATATCCTACACACAAGCTTTTAGAAAAGCGTGTCCGATATTTATGTTTTATGGGTTAAGTTATGACGATTTTTGGCATAGCGACCCATTTAAAGCTAAGTATCAATTGCAGAAGTTTAGATTAGAATTAAAACACAAAGATGAACTTATGTGGGAACAAGGGATGTATATATATGAGGCTATTTTACAATGCTCTCCTATATTACATCCTTTTTCTAAAGCTACAAATCCTCTACCATATACCGAGCAACCACATTTGGCTAAACTAGAACAAGACGAAAAAGATAGACAACAAGAAATTGAAAACGAAAGATTAAAAGCTCAAATTTGGGTACAAAATATGGCTCGTATATTTCAAGAAAAATTTAAAGATAAGGAATAGATACAGGAGGTGTATATATGGATACATCAATAGATACTTTAGCTATTGAGATTGAATCTACCGCAAGAGAATCTGGTGGGGGTATAGATAGCTTAATAGCGAAATTAGAAAACTTAAAAATCAAAGTAAATGAGAATTTAAAAGCTATTGGTAGACTTAATAGTGCGTTGATACATCTAAAAGCTAACTCTAGTGGTATTAGTAATTTAGGTAATATTGGAACAATATCTACACCAACTACTAGTATTACACCAGAAATAGGCGAAGTTGACACGTCTAATGCTGTGGCAGGACTTCAAGAAATAACAGGTGCTACAGCTACAGCTTCAAATGCTATTTCGTATTTGGCTAACCAATATGATGTTTTGGGTGATTCTGGAGAAAATAATGCGAACAAAATATTTAGTTCGTTAAGTAAAATTCCAAACGTGTTGAAAAATATAGGGTTATCTGCTATAAACAATGCTGGTAGAGGTCTAAAAAATCTTGGTTCTTTAGGGGTTAAGGGTATTGGTAGTCTTAGTAGAAATATTCTTAGTTTAGGTGTTAATTTTAAATTTGGTAAGCAATCTATAGATGAAATGGGTAATTCTGTTAATACCTTAGTTAAAAAACTTAGAATGACTACATTAGCATTACTTGGAACTCGTGGTGCTTTTACAGCAATAAGAAAAGCTGTTAGTGAGTATATGGCGTATGATACAGCACTTGCTCAAACATTACAACAAGACTGGGCGATTTTAGGTAGTTTGATAGCTCCAATACTTGAAAAAATAATAGGTTTATTTAGCACGTTAGTTGCTTATATTGCAACCTTTATAAAGATGCTAACAGGTGTTGATTTAGTTGCTAAAGCAAATAAAAAATCACTTGGTGGTGTAGGTTCAAGTGCAGGGGGTACAGCTAAGAAAGTTAAAGAATTATCTGATGAACTTGGAAACTTACAAAAATTTGATGATTTAAATGTTGTTGATTTCCCTAAAGATTCTGGCTCTTCTGGTGGAGGAGGTGGAGGTGGAGCAGGAGCTGGTGGTATCGAACCACTAAAACTTCCTGATATTGATACTTCACCGATAGATAAATTTTGGGAATATATAAAAGCAGACCGTTGGTATGCTTTAGGAATGGATATTGCACATGCGTTTAATAATGCGATAAGAACTATCGACTTTGATTATCTAACTGAAAAAGCTAGAGAATGGGGCAAAAATTTTGCCGATTTCTTTAATGGTTTAAGAGATGGTTTAGATGGTGAGTTGTTAGGAAAGCAAATAGCAGGTGCTTTAAATACAGCTATGGCGTTTGTTAATACGTTCTTTGAAACCTATGACTTCAATAGACTAGGTATGAAATTGGCTGATATTTTCAACTCAATGGTGAATAGTGTAAGTTGGGAAGATATAGGAAAATACTTAGGTAATAAAGCTATGGGTATTTTTGATACATTATATTCTTTCTTAGGTTCATTTGATTTCGCCAAGTTAGGAGCTGGAATCGCTACAGGTCTTACCGCTTGGGTTGATAGAGTCGATTGGGGTAAAGCAATAGCTAGTATAGGTAGAGGCTTTATGGGTATTATTAAAGCGATTGGTGGTTTTGTATCTACTCTCGATTGGGGAAAACTAGCACAAACACTTAGCGATTATGTTGTTAATGGTATTAATGGTATTAGTGATGCTTTAACCGATATGGACTGGAATAAGTTTAGTATTGACTTATATAATGGTATACAAACATTCATACGTAATGTTGATTGGGGTGCTATAGCAGAAGCTTTATTTAAATTGCTAGGTGTTGTTGCCAGTATAGTATTTACTTTGATGATAAACTCTTTAGGTAGATTTGTTGGTGAAACCATAAGTGCTGTATTCCACTATTTTGAAATGTATATTAAAAAACAGAACTGGGGTAACTTAGGTGAAAACATTATTTTTGGTGTTCTTGAAGGTATAATCGCTATTATTAAAACCGTAGGTAAATGGATAAACGACCATATTTTACAACCATTTATAGAAGGGGTTAAGAATGCGTTCGGAATACATTCACCTTCAACTGTTATGATGGAGATAGGAAAAGATATAATCAACGGATTATTTGAAGGTGTTAAGGGTATCTGGGATAAAGTTAAAACAACATTCAACGACTTTAAAGATAAAGTATCTAATAAATTTACTGAAATCAAAAGTAATATACAAGAAAAAGTTGGAAATGCTGTATCCACCATCAAAGAAAAGTTTAGTTGGACTAATATCAAGAATACTTTTGAAACTATGAAAACTAAAATTGGCGACAAGGTGAAAGATATTAAAGACAATATAGGTAATAAGTTTTCAGAAGCTTGGAATAACGCTAAAGATGCTATTTCGGAAAGTAAAGTTGGTCAACATTTTACCAAAATCAAAGACAAATTAAAAAGTACTTTCTCTGCTATTGGAACAACGGTAGGGGGAGCAATTGGTGATAAGTTTTCAACGGTTGTTAATAAGATTATAGGATTTGCTGAAAAAACAGTCAATGGTTTTATAAGAGCTATTAATAAAGCAATAGGTCTTATAAATGAAATTCCGGGTGTAAAGATTAAAAAACTAACCGAACTTAGTATTCCAAGACTAGCAACTGGTACTAACAACATTGAAGCAGAAGGTTTATATCATCTACACCAAGGTGAAGCTGTTGTACCTAAAAAATACAACCCAGCTATTAATAATAGAATGTATAGCGAAAACAACGAGAAGATGCTTAGAAAGATGGATGACTTATTAGAGTTATTAAATAATATGGAAACAACCAATAATGTTTATATTGGTAATGAAAAAGTTCATAAGAGTACTGTAAGATATATAAATAGACAACAAAATATCTATGGTACTTCTGTAGTATAGGAGTGAGTTTATGGCAAGTAATTTTCGAGGATATTATATGAAGTGTAATGGATGCACTTTTCAAAACCCAAGTTTTGCGAGAGAAGGTTTTAAATTCGCTCCTAAACTTATTCTTGTCACTGATAGTGGCACTGTAGCAAGTGGTAAAGCTGTATTTAAAGTTTTACCTCATACAAGAAGAAAAATATGGTGTAAGTTCCCACCAATGACACCAGAACAATTTAGAACTTATGCGGAAGCTTTAAGATTCAATGAAAGTGGTGCAGGTATGAATTTGACTATTGAAGCGTTTGATGAAATGTCAAATCAATATGTTACAGATACTTATTATCATAATGATATAGTTTATACTCCTGTTGCATATAATGGTCAAAGGATGATACAAATAGACGACTTTGAACTTATAGGACATTAGGAAGGTGATTATATGAATATGAATATATTTGATATTCAGGGTTTAATAAATAATACAGCTACTATTTATACTAAAATCGAAATACTACCTAAAGTGGCTGGTGAAGAAATAATCACCTTAACTAATGAAGATTCAATAAAAAGTTGGGTTTATAGTGATTTAAGAAATGTTGAAAAAGAAGGTTTTATAGGACAATTCGTAGCAAGAACTTTAGATGGGGAATTGCAAGATATAGCTGATGATTTTAATATTGAAGATAGAGAAATAGTTTTATATTTAGGAATTTTTAGTAATCATACAACAGAACTTTGCACCCAAGCTAATGAGGATATTATAACTCAAGAATCGAACCGCTACGTTAAGGATAAGATTATAACCGAACAAGGTGAGAATGTATTAACATATTATAAATTAGGTAATTTCTTTGTAGAAAAACCAGAGAGTGATGAAGTAAGAGATAATACTAAATTTCAAGCTATGGATTATACTATACTGTTTAATAAACCATTTGACCCAGATTATGTTGATAGTGAATGGGATAATATGTCTTTCAATCAACACCTTGCGAGATATGGTGCTGTTAGTACATTAGGGCTATTAAAATATGTTTGTAAACAAGTCGGTGTTGAAGTAGGAAATGAAAATTTCAAAACTTATTACATGACCACTAACCCATTTGATAGCGGTTACACTTGTAGAGATGTTGTTAAAGCTATTGCAAAAACCGGTTTTACTTGGGCGAGAATTGGTTGGGATAATAAACTTTATTTAGATTTTTGGAAACCATATAGAGTTGAAGATTATAATGTAATTACTAACGATAATTATTATGAATTAACGACACAAAAAGAAGTGTATGGAGAAGTAAATAGGATTTTGACAGGAAGCTCTATTGTTATAGGAAATAGTGCCTATATCGAAGATGCTCAAAGTATTGAAGATAATGGTTTAACGGAATTAGATGTATACGACAACCCTATATTACATACGCAAGAATTGCGAGAAGGAGCAATAGAAAATGCCAGAGGTTTGCTTGGTTTGATGTACCAACCGTTAGAAGTAGAAACAACGGGTCATCCTTGGTTGTTAGGAAATGAATTTATTACTGTTGTCGACATGGAAGGTAATCATTTAACAACCTGTCCGTTAGATAGAATACTTACATATAATGGTCATATAAGAAGTAAAATAAGTAGTATGGTTAAAACGGAAACAGAGAGTACTTATTCTTATCAGGGTGTTGAAAATAATGACGTAGAGATTAAAAGAAGTAGAGTTGAATTAGATAGACAAAATCAAGTATTAACAAGTGTAATGGAAAGAACAAGTGCTAACGAAAGTAACATTAGTACCATAACACAAAATATAAATGGAATAAGTGCAAATGTTAGTTCAATGAGTGGAAACATTACTAATTTACAAAGTGATATAAATACTATCAATAACTCTATAACAGGTATAAGTAGCGATATAACCGATATTAATGGAGATGTTTCAACATTACAAGGTAATGTCACAACAATCAATGGCAATATAAGTAATATCAATAGTAGCATAAACACACTTAATGGTAACGTATCTACTTTAACTACAAATCTAAATGGTTTAAGTGTTGATTTTAGCGATTTCTATGATAATGAATATGTTCAAACAATTCAAGAAATTCAAGACCAAATTGACGGTGTTATTGAGTTCTGGACTGGTAATGATGTTCCAACACTAAATAATGCTCCAGCAAGTAGTTGGACTACGGAAGCACTTAAACAAGAACATATTGGTGATGTTTATATTGTTCTTAGTGGTTCAGCACAAGGTGCAAACTATAGATTTGTTAATGATAATGGTACATGGAAATGGCTTGAAATATCTGATAGTCAGATAGGAGCTGTTAGAGAATTAGCTCAAAGTGCTATGGATAAAGCTAGTGCTAATGAGCGTAATGTATCTACCTTGAATACAGAAGTAAATGCTGTAAAACAAAG